TGGTATCACATCTACCTAAGACCACCCGTTTGACACCCCAGGAATTCCTGGGATTTTATTCGGGTCGCAAGCTAGAGAGATACCAAAAGGCCGTTGAGTCGTTAGAGATGCATCCCGTGAGGGAGAAGGACGCCTGGCTTAGTACGTTCGTGAAGGCTGAAAAATTAAATATCACAGCCAAACCCGACCCAGCTCCACGGGTGATACAACCTAGGGATCCTAGGTATAATGTGGAGTTGGGGCGCTACTTGCGCCATAGTGAGGATATGCTGTTCAAGGCCATCAATAAGTCTTTTGGTGGTCGCACAATTTTCAAGGGACTCAGCTCCGATCAAGCCGGAGTCGAGATGGAACAACTCTGGAATAGTTTTAGAGACCCTGTTGGGATAGGGATGGACGCATCTCGGTTTGACCAACACATCAGCAAAGATGCGTTGGAGTTTGAACACTCAGTATGGTTGACGATGTTCAACCCTTCAGAACGGAAGGAATTGGCTCGTTTACTGAGTTGGCAAATCAAGAACCGTGGTTTAGCCCGTTGTCCCGATGGAGAAATTAGATACAGAGTTGAGGGATGTAGGATGTCTGGAGATATGAACACTTCTAGCGGAAATTGCTTAATCATGTGTGCAACGGTGCACAACTGGTGTAGCAATGTTCATGGGCTCAAACACTTCAGACTTGCCAACAATGGAGATGATTGTATGCTAGTAGTCGAAAGGTCAGATGAGGCAAAAATCCGTGCCGGCCTTGTAGAATACTATGCAGAACTCGGGTTCACCATGAAGGTTGAACCCACTGTAGACGTGCTAGAGTGTGTTGAATTCTGCCAAACAAGGCCCGTAAAAATCAATGGACAATATCGAATGATACGGAATTTGCACCAAAGCATGTCGAAGGATCTCCACTCCCTCCATGACCTTGAGAATGAGTCAGCTAAGAAGGTTTGGATCACAGCGGTAGGTACCGGCGGCAGATGTATGAATGATGGCGTGCCCGTTCTTAAGGAATTCTTCAAGCAGTTCCCAGACTATAATCTGGATGCAAAGAAGAGGTCCGACATGGCACAGAAGCTTGTTGACGATTGGAGATACAAATTCAATCGCACCAATGCCTTCCAAGATCAGCATCCATCCCAAGAAACCCGGTACTCGTTTTGGCTCGCCTTTGGGTTGACTCCAGATGAGCAGATTGCCCTAGAGAATGGTTTTACTCCCTTAAAGACAGAGGTAATTCTTGAGGAAGGCCAGGAGGAGGTGTCCCTTCTCCAATTCTCTGGGGCTTGAAAACTCACCACTTTCACCCAATATAGGTCTATATAATTTACTTTGTAGTTTAGTATGTCTGCCAAGGAAAATAATACATCCGCGGAGACCGAAAATAGAGGTAGAAGTAGTTATCGTAGTAGAGATCCTGGTGGAGACGATAGGGAGGGAATCACTAACAAGACTGCCAAAGCAGCAGTCAAGAAGATCGAGTTAGGGAAGGATAACAATGGTTCACCTGTTGTTAGCATGGTTGTGGTCGCAGAGCAGATGACCTTTTCTCAAGTGTTCCACTTTTGAAATGGGCTGTCATTGTCATGAACCACCACCAACTCTTCCCTTACTAGGCGTACTAATCATTGCTATAGTCCTAGTAGCAGTGATTGGCTTGTTAAGTAGAGACCCTCCTGAAAGAATTCACCAGTCTTTCCACGAAGATAACTCCAAACTTCAGTTCATTACCATTGGACCAACAACCTCCAAAAATAGTAGTAGTACATAATGCCTAAGACTAAGAGTAAGAACACACCCAACAAGGGTACCAAGATGCGTAACAAAGGAGTAATGGATGGGGACGGGATGAGCTATAGAAATGTAGCAGCCCCCGTTTCTGGGTCCGTGGTTTATGGTAGACCACGGGTGCCTAGAATTAATAGCACAATGAGATCAACCAGGGTTTCCAATACTGAACAAATCATCAGTTTTGGACTCGCTGCCTCAGGGGCTTTTAATTTTCAGGTATTCCCATTACTCCCAAGCAATGCAACTTGGGTAGGTGGTATCAGTGACTTGTATTCCAAATGGCGATGGGTTAAGTGTGACGTCATTTACATTCCAAAGTGTCCTACTTCCACTTCAGGAAGTATTTCCATGGCGTTTGTGTATGACCAACAGGATAACACCGTCACTAGTCGGTTGCAAGTCACTCAATGCTACCAGTCTCTTTCATTCCCTCCTTATGCAGGGTATGGAGGAGCTTCTGCTCTAGTAAGCGGTAATAGTGTGTCCGGAGAATGTATCATCTCCAAGCTGGATACTAGTAGGCTCGACAAACCTTGGTACCCTACAATAGGTATAGGTGCCTTCAATCTCCTGGGGACAGCTGTAGACAGAAATATATACTGTCCAGCTTCTCTGGTTATCGCTAGTGACGGTGGCCCATCAGCTGCCACACCTGCAGGAGATTTCTTCCTCAAGTATGAGGTTGAGTTTATTGAGCCGATTAATGCCTCGATCAACATCTAGGAGAGTCTAGCAATGATGACGGCGCATTAATCATTAACTGGATCTAGATAGACCCGTCTTCCTGGAGACGTTAAGAAGGTACCAGAGAAAAAGATAACTTCCCAGAACTTTTGACATGGTTCTGGTGCATCTCTTACTTAGCTAATTACACTCAGATCAGCGGATTGGACGGATCCTGGGAAACAGGTTTAACGGGTTCTCTGTGGTGGAGAGCCGTCGCA